GGCTGATGGCATTGCGGCTTGGATTCGGAACGGTAATCAGGCTTACGACCGAACAACTATCCACGAGATCAAAACCTTCGTGCGAGAACAGCGGGGGGAGCGAATCAAGCTGCACGGTTCTCCGCACGACGACTGTGTGATGGCACTGGGTATCACTATCGAGTGCAGACGGTACGCCCACGAGCACCAGATGATCCTGCCTACGCCTGATAGGCGTGGCACGATTGAATGGCTCGATGAGCAACTGCAAGGCGGGCGTAGTAAGGGCCGCAAAAGCTTGTCACCGGTTTTGTGACCGGTGTGGAACACAATCTGTTTATATAGGAGATGAACGATATGTTGACATGTACAGACTGCGGAAACGAAGCTCCAATTTCAAGGTTTAATGCCGAAAGTTTCAGTCCTACTGTCTGTTTCAAATGTCGTGTCTCCGGAGTCAGTATTGGCTTTGGTGGCTACAAAGAATCCTTCCACGGGGATGGCCTTGTCGGTGGGACTGTAGCTTCTGACAACCGGCATACGGTTGCAGAAGGTCGGGCACAGGGTCATGATCCGGTGCCAATGAAAGCGCCCAATCCTGGCGTTACGCAGAAGACTTTGGATGTCCTGAAAACTAAATCAGGTTATGGTGGCGGGGGCAAAAAGTGAGCAACAGTTATACTACAAGCAATTATGATGCTGCAATGAATCAGGCTGGCTCCACTCCAGGTGGAAGCCAGAAAGATAAAGGTTCCGTTGGCAGCAAGCTTACGTTGATTGAAGCGGCCAAAAAATTTAAGAGTTCTGGCCGGTGGGACGAACGGTTCTCAGAGTTCATTTCTATTTACTCTAACAAGTATCCTTACTCGGAAATCGGGCAGTACGAAGACGTTGTCGTTCCCAACATGGTGTTCTCGACGGTGAACGTTATCGTTCCGTCGATTGCCGTAAACTCCCCAAAGATCAACATTAGTCCGGTACACCCGGACTATATAGAGGCGGCACAAACGGCCGAGGCCCTGGTAAACCACCAGTGGCATACTATCCGTGCCCAGGACGAAGTCCGGGACGCTATTAAAGATTTTGTGATCGTCGGCCACGGTTGGGTCAAAACCACCTGGGATTCCCAGGAAGAGCAAGTCGATTTAACGGCTGAAGAGTTCGAACAGTTGGCTGCCCAGGCGTTGCAAACCAAAATGCAAGCTGAAGCCGCCGGTGTGTCGGGCGAGTTTCCGTCCAACGAGGAACTGTTGAAGGAACTTCCGTCTACAAAGACGGAGTTGACTGTCGATCAGCCGTTGGTGATGCGGGTGTCGCCGTTTGACATGTTTTTTGACCCTGACGCCAAGCGTTTCAATGACTTGCGTTGGCTTGCCCAACGTGTTTTTGTTCCGTTGGAGGTTGCTAAGGCAAACGAACTGTGGTCTACTTCTGCCCGGAACAAGTTGCAAACTATTTCGAAGTCGAATCAGCGCAACGAAGTCCGGGTTGACGAAAACACGTCTCATGCCGAGCCTATCGGTCAAGAGTTTGTTGAAGTCTACGAGTTCTACGATCTGATTACAGGCAAAATGTGTGTGTTTGCCGAAGGCACGGATGCGTGGCTGCTAAAGCCAACGGTGTCTCCGTACCCGAACATTCACCCGTTCACTTACATTCCGAACTATGAAGTACCGGAACGTTTCTTCCCCATCGGGGACGTAGAAACAATTTTCCCTCTCCAGGTGGAGCTGGGCATGGTCCGCACGGCCCAGGTAAACGACCGAAAGCGTGGCAGCCGGGTTACTTTGTACAAGGAATCGGCTCTCGGTTCGCAGGGCGTGTCAGACATGAAGGAAGGGAAGGACAATGCGTTCATTCCCGTTTTGAACAATACGCCTTTCAACGAGGCGTTTGTCCAGATTCAGCCTTTGGGTTTGCCTCCAGAATGGTATCGTTCGGATCAGCAGTCGCTGTCCGATATCAACTTGGTTTCTGGTGTCTCAGAGTACCAGCGTGGTGGTCAGGGCGATATCCGCCGCACCGCCACCGAGGTCGGATTGATGCAGGATGCTTCCAACGCACGTTCGTCCGACAAGCTTGCTAAGGTTGAGCGTGCAATGGCCGAGATCGCTGAGCAGATGATTAAACTGTCTCAACAATTTTTGGAAAAAGAAGATGTCGCCCGTGTCATGTCGGCTTCTGCCGCAGAGTCTTGGGTACCGTATTCTGGTCCCGCCATTCAGGGCGAGTTCTTGTTTAAGGTGGAAGCTGGGTCTACTCAGCCGATGAACGAGTCGTTCCGCCGCCAACAGGCCATGCAGATGATGGATGCGTTTGGTGGGCTGATCGGTTCCGGTCTTCTGAATGACCAAGAGTTTGTTGCAGAGGTCATGCGTTTGAACGGCATTACTGACGTTAGGCGTCTGTTGGGTCCGGGAATGCCTGATCCTGTGCCGGAGGAATTGCCGCCGGAGGAGATGCCTCCGGGCGCACAGGGCGGTGGGCAGCACCAAATGCCTGATGGCAGCATGATGGCCGATGCCGATATGCCATCACCCGGTATGCCACCGCAGGGTATGGAGGGGATGCCTCCGCAGGGGATGCCTCCGCAGGGAATGCCTCCGCAGGGAATGCCTCCAGGAATGTAAACTTTATCGGGGCCGCTGGGCGGTATCGAGTCTCCAAAACTTGATTTGTCAGGTTCGATCCCTGGTCCCGGTGCCAAAGCGGCGTGGTGAAACGGCATCATGCTGGCCTCATACGTCAGAGTTATGGGTTCAACTCCCATCGCCGCCACCAATCTAAGGAAACAAATGGAAAAACCTATTGAATCCGCAACAGATCTCATCGACCCTTTTGAGGACGATGAACCAATCGAGGGATGTTCCCTTGAAAACCCAGAAATTTGCGAGTCCTGCCAGTAGGTCGGAACGCAATCTGTTTATATATAGCGGATAAGCGAAAGCCCCGCAAGAAAGGCAAGTGATGGCCGAAAGTTTGGAAGACGTGTTTCAAGAAGTCTCTTCGGAGGCGATTGAAGCCGGAGTCGATAACTCTCAGGAGACCGACGTAGAGTCACCAGTGGCCGAGTACCACGACGACACAGAGCCGATGGACGAAGTAGATACTCCAGAAATGGAACCTACTGAGGAAATCGTATCCGAAATCGCCGACGGTGCATGGGATGCTATTCTGGAACAGCACGGTGACGTGCAAGTTCCATTGCAGGTAAATGGCGAAACCGTAATGCGGCCGCTTAAAGACCTGCCTGGAAACGCAATGATGCGAGAAGACTACAGTCGTAAGACTGCCGAACTGTCACAGCAGAAATCTGCGGCAGAGTGGGCATACGACGTGCAAGCAGCCTTCCAACGTGATCCGCAAGCAACGATTGAAGCCTTCCAAAAGGCTTACAGGTTGCAGGTGAACGCAGGGGCGCCGGAGCCTGTAGCCGACCCGTATGAGGATTATGATCCTGACGTTGCGGCAGTGATGCGTAGAATGGATGAGCAGAATGCGATGCTCCGGTCTGAGCTTGATTCAGTCAAGCAATTTCAGGAAACGTCAAAGGACCGTGAATTCCGTCAAAGCATCGAAGCCGAACTTGCTCAAACTCTCACACAGTTTGAAGGAGTAAACGAAATGGATGTCCTCGCTTTCGCTACCGAAAACAGGTTGAGGCTGCCAATGGCTGCCGAGATCCTGTGGAATCGGCAGCAGAACAACAGCAAAACGACTTCCGCTGCGGCTCAAGCCAAAGCGAAAGAATTGTCCGCTGAGCGTTCAGGAGCCAAGCGTAAGGCAGGTAAAAATGCGGTTGCAGCCGCCCCCAGGGGCGGTTACGATGTTGAGTCAGATGCAGGCGACTTTTCAACAATCGGAGAACTGTTTGAGCTTGAAACGCTCAGACAAGGTTCTAACTAAACTCTTAGGAGGCCATCATGGCTTTTGATAACATTGTATCAACTACACTGGAACGGTACTTTACTTCAGGTAAAGCTACCGACAACATTTTTGCACGTACGGCAGTCCTCGACTTCCTGAAGCGTCGGTCAAAGATCAACGCACAAGGTGGCCGTCAGGCTATCGTCCCAGTAATGGGTGCAAAGAACACTACGTTCCAAAACTACAGCGGCTATGACACTTTGACCCCTGCGGTCGATGAAGTCATGGACACCGCCGTTTACGACTGGAAGCAGTCGGCCATCTACATCCCGATGTCGGGCATCGAAGAGGCCAAGAACAGCGGCGACAAAGCCGTCATTAAGCTCATTACCGCTAAAACGGAAAATGCTGAGATGACTGCTGCCGACACGTTCGAGGACCAGCTTTTCAACGCTACGACTGCCGGTACTGGCGATTCGTGGTCGGTTGCTGGCAAGGACTGGGTTGGTCTGGCTGAGATTGTTGGTACTGGCGCACACGCCGGTATCACTGGTGCCTGGTGGGAGTCCTACGTGGACACCGCCGCCGAGGCCCTGTCTCTTACCAAGCTTTCCAACGCCTTTAACAGCGTTTCGTACGGTTCGGACAAGTGTGACTTCGAAGTTACGACTCAAGCTCTCTACGAGAAGTATGAGGCGCTACTCCAGGTCAACCAACGTTTCAGCGATGCAAACACCGGTAAAGCTGGCTTCGAA